TTATTCATGGGAAGATAGCAAGGCGTTACGGCTGGACATCCAGTTTTGATAATCTTCACTTCCTTTGATTTCTGGCCGAGTGTACAGCCATTTAATAACATCAGGCAGATCAGTATTAGACCATATGCGTAATTGTTTATTTTCATTGATAAGTAGCTCCAATTGTTGTTGATATTGACGATTTAACGTATCAACCGCGTGCAGTTGATTTTTTTGTTCTATCAATTTTTGTTCATTTGCCCGATACTGATAACTAAGTTCAATTAATTCATTGTTTTTATCATCAATGATTTCGATTAACTTTTGCTTATCATTCTGTAGTTGTAGATTACTTGTTTGCAATTGTTTATTTTTAGTGCTCAATAGTTGATTTTGCACACAATTTAACAATAAACAAACCAGTAATAGTGACCACGGTAATAGCTTACTTTTTAATAGATTTTGCATAGTTTTCGTATGCCTCTTTGAGTTTTAAGTCATAGCTATTTTTTTTATAAGCTGGACCGTTGTAAAGTTTTGCAAACGTTGAAAAATCTTTATCTTTCATTGCTTGTAATAGCTTGCAATTCGATTTATGAGTAACAAAACGGTAAAACGCATCTAATTGCATTTCTTCGCTTTCAGTCATATGTTGTTCAAATTGCTGAGCTGATTCATAGCCAAGTAGTTGCCAGTGGAAACCCATAATTTGAAATAAGCCCCAGCTAGCACTTTCAATTGCGGAATCAATATCAATTTGTTTGGCAAGAGTTAGCCGATAGTTTTCACTAGCACCACCTAAATAACCACCAGCGGTGGGATTGATTAAATCAGGATAAGTATTTGATAATTTTTCTATATCAAAGCCGTGTTTTTTAAGCTGATGGTAAAAGATATGCCTTTCAAATAGAATTACCGGTAAGCCGTTTTTAATGCCTGATGAGCAAGCCTCAATTTTTGTCACCGCTTGCACCATAGCCAGCTCAACTTCTAGCTTATTAGCCACATTTTGCAATTGTTCAGTTGTTATCATTTATGGTTTCTTTCTCCTAAAGCTATTAAATAAGTCGGATGGATCGTCAAACTTTTTAATTAACCAAAGCAATAATTTGACACTAACGGCCGAAGCGACTAATGCACCAAGTCCGAGCGGTACTTTTGGTTGAATGTTTGACGGGAATAAAGGTATTAATAGATTTAATGTCATTTCGGCTAGCAACATTCCTATCGAAAAAGATATAAAAAATAAGATGATACGGCGAAATACGGAGATGTGCTCTTCGCTAATTACAAGTAAGATTGAGCCACAAAGCGCACCTAAAATCATGCCATTTTCGATATTTGGATAAATAATCGATATTGAAAAAGCACTGATAATCGCTGTGAATGTTGTTGTAGTTGGTTCTGTCATTCAATTAATCTCATTTTAGTTTAAACTTTTTGGGAACTCACACTGCTATGGATACATTTAGCACGATACCGCTCGGCACTATTGCAGGTAATTTGTATAGGATTGATTTGTTTTAATAAATAATTTTAACAATCTCTTTGGTTTTGCTAAAAACGCTATAGGTTAGGGGGTTAACTGTCTTATTTATGTCTTGCATAAACAATATTAAATCAATTTTATGGTTAATCGTAATTTGCCTAATTTGATTCGTCATTGATTAACATGCCAGTTAACACATTTATAGATGTAAAGTCTTTGGCTTGTTTGGCTAACCGCCAGATATGTAAATAATCATGTACTGTAATAATCGCATTAATAATCGTTATTTTTAAATACTCCGTTGTGAGTATACCTTTCAGCTACCGTATTTCTGAGACATTACTATATTGATTACTTGAAAACAAAATATTACATATTTTCAGTCTGTTATCAAGAGTTTAACTAAAAAAAACGTTATTTTTTTATCAACCCTTTAAATACGAACCGCAGTTTAAATAATCAGCTATTAATTTAGTTCTTAATGATGTGCAAAGTTATCGACAAATGGTAAAAAATTTAGGTATAAATGATAAAAATATTGTCATTGAATATATCAAACGATGAATTAACCAGTGGAAAAAGCAATTAAAAGGTATTATTTAAATTACATCTATGTTTTTTTGCTTAAATATATGCTTTCTTGAAACTTTTTTACGAAATTTAAAAAAACTCAATATCTGGCCCTATTTCGATCCATTTCTGGTGTAAATCGATTATGGCCAACTTGTCTTTAATCCATTTTATTAGCAATTTATCACTAAATTTTAGTTCCCGCCCCGCTAAAAGATGATTTAACTGGTGCGAGTTGTAATTTATTTGATGTTTTTTTAGCTCATTTATCACTTTTTGACGTCGATCGTACTTTGGTGATTTTTTGATCTCCGTACAGTTATTGACAGAACTCCAAGGGGCGCGTTCGCGCCTATTTTTAGAGACAATAGCCCACTTTATTAAACGAGTGCATATAAAAGATGCCATGCCAATAATGGGGGAAAATACCCCTTTAATCTTTTTGACGTCTTCCTCAAATTGGTTTTGTGCTTCTTCGTACGAAATTCTGACGCGCAAGTCTTTACGCTGTACCATAGCACCGCCTTGTAATTCTGTGTATGCCGCCCAGTCGCCTGCATCAGCTGCGGCAAGTACTGGGTCGATTGCTGGGCTTTCGACTTTTTGGCTGCCGAGCCGACGCAGTTCACGCCACACGGTCACAGGTGCGCCGCCGATTTGCTGAAACTGACGAATACCCCAGCGGTTAGCCCAAGCCGTTACGTTCTTCGCCATCTCTTTTAAGTTTTGTCCTGTCTCGTCATCGACTTCGCCATCAAGTTGATAACCGTCAATGTTTTTAGAAATATATTTAGCAATGTAACCCGTTGCTGAGCCTTTCTCTTTTTCAATTTCTTCAAACTTGAAACGGTTTTCACGCGCACCCGGTTCGTTGCCGTCTTCTTCTAGTGCGTATGAATACATAATGTCATAAACTTTATCTTTATTGTCAGGTAGCATAAAAACTAATATATGCCAATGTGGCGTACCGTCATGGTGAGGCTCAGCAACTCTAAAGCCAAAGATTTTGATATTTTCACGATTGAGCTTTGCCCTGATTTTTGCCCATACTTTGCATAAGTAGCGTTGTGCGTCCCGTGGTGTGCCGCCGTTCCAGTTTTTGACAAACCCACCTTTAGCATGTACGGCGTGATATTTTGACGGTGCAGTCAATGTTATAAATACCCCCTCATAACCGTACTCGTCGGCGATGTCCTCAAATCCCCGCATACGAACCATAAGCTCACAACGACGAATAGCTGGGTTGGCATTAGATTTATCGACCTGTAAAACAAGCTCAAATTGTTCACCCGTTTCAGTATTTTCTATACATTGATTTTTCAACCACTCCCGATTTTTCCTTTTTTGCTCTCTCCATTCACCTACGCATGTGCGGCTTGCATATGGGCTTGCGGATTTCTGAACTTGTCCCGCAGCAATTGCCAAGTGTTCACGTTGAAAAGCCCAAGTGCGTGTTAACTTGTTTTGCCACCATTTATCATCAGTAAGCTTGGCTAGTGCGATAACAATTTGCTGTTCGTTGATTTCATCTTTTTTATAATTGGCAAAGTAGGGCGCTGTAATTTTTAATGGTTTGAGCTGCTCTAATACAAACTTATAGATAGCTAATTCATGGACGTTATTGCTTAACTTAAATTCATCTGTTTCTAAAAAGTGGGTGATTAAATTGTGCATATAGCTAGCAATCTGTCCGCCAAGTTCTTCAACGTCGATTTTGTCCAAGCTCGGTAATATCGATAGCTGTTTATAGAATGCTTGAGCAATTAAACTTTTTTCGACATTTAATGAATATTTTTTCTGTACTTCGGTGCAGCGAGTTAATCCACAGGTTCGTAAATAGGTGTTAGCAACTTTTGAGCCTTTTTCTTGATACAGCGTTAGATATTTTCTAGCGAAGTATCTGCCAATAAACTGAGGCGTATCCCTAAAATATGAATGGAAATAATCATATTCATGTGGGATTTGTTCCCATAGTGGACGCTCAATAATCGTTAAATCTTTTGGAGGCCTGCAAGCTGTGGCGTATTGTGATTTTGGCTGAATATATTTTGTTGGTAAAAATTGCCCGACGGTATCGTAAAAATCACGCATAGCCAAAAACAGGACAGATTTCGCCCTGTTGCTGATTGATGGTAGGTTCGTGATTGTATTCATATTATTTTATGCTTTGTTTATTAAAAATTTTTAACCGATAGGCGGGCTTTTGCTATACTTATAGGCTTGTTACGTCTTTTTGCCTTTATCTTGTTAAATTTATTAATATCGCCTGATCGTCAGCATTAAACACTGGTTTAATTGCTTGATGTGCCGATGCAACAACGATTGAATTTCAAATGACTTTAAATACTTGCCTTATTATTTTGTGAGGTCCTTTTGTTGTGAGTTGTTAATCATTTCTGGCGTTAACACGCCAATAATCTCTTTTGCTGGCTTGCGATTGCCGTTGGCTGCTATCGAGCGCGGAGATTCAATAGAATGGATATTGAATTTATTAAAGATTTCTTGCGTTATTGGATTATCACTGTTAGAAATAATAGCAATTGCCCCCCGTTTGACTGCATCAAACAGACATTTTTCTAACTCTTGCGTTTTTATGTAATCAAAACTGTTTGAAGTATAACCCACAAATGATCCATTAAACGGACCCAGGTAAGGAGGATCGCAATAAATTATATCGTTAGATTCTGCTTTGGTAATTGTTGTTCTAAAATCACATGCAGTTAGTAACACATCGGTGTCACATAATTTTTTACTAAAATTAATGAGTTCTTGTTCTGGAAAATAAGTATTACTATGTTTACCTTTTGGCACGTTGAAGTTGCCATTTCTGTTATATCTGCAAAGACCATTGAAGCAATGTCGATTTAGCCAAATAAATTTTGCTGCTTGTTCTAATGTGTGCCTTTTAGATGATAGATTAAACTGGTTTCTTAATTCATAAAAATCAACTTCGCTATCAAAAAGTGCTTTGGTTTCATTTATCAATATTGTTGCATCACTTTTTAACCAATGATAAACGTTAATTAAATCACTGTTGCTATCCGTTAAAATATAACTTTTGGCATCGACATTAATAAAAACATTACCAGCGCCAACAAATGGCTCAATAAATCGTCCGTTGGTTGGTAAATAAGATAGTAATAACTCAATAATGCGACCTTTTCCTCCCGGCCACTTTAAAAACGATTTTTTAATATTCATTTGTGCTCCTTAATCTATATGCATTTTGTTTGTTTGAAATTTAAAAGATTTGGGACAACTGTCCAGTTTAATTATTGATTAGTAAAATTTGTTCTTCTTATTCGTCATTGAGTTCCAATTCAATAATATCTACTGCTCTATCCACATCTAAATGATATGCATCAATGGTTTCACAAATCATGACTGCATCACCACATGAAATATTAACAGTTAGATTACGGTTTAAGATTGTTGCCAGCTCATTAGGAACAATAATCACTTGCATGTTATAACTAGCAATTAATCCAAATAGATAACAATATAACCGAATGACTTTAAGTGATTTTGATTGAAATTCATCAAACATATTTTTATTCTCAATTGTGTTATCAAATTTAATATTAGAAGCCGTTAGCCTATGACAATTTGGACGCATGGTGGATCGTTGCGATAATATTTCTTTCGCTGTGTTTTTTACTAATTAACCTTTGCTGGTCTTTTAATTGCTGACAGTCAATGCAAAGCTGACATCCTTCAATTAATTGACGGCGTTTTCAGGGAGCGATACGTTGCATTAAATGCAGTGTGTTGCTGAGTTACCTTGAAACGTTTTGCGATTAGCAATTAGATTATCGAGCTCTAATTAAACGATATCATTCGTTCGTTTGATAACATCATGCATTAGGCCACGTTTTCATAATTCTTTTGCCGCATTGCTTCGGCTTCTTGTTCAAGAAGTTCAGCAGACTCGATTGGTGATAAGTAATCAGTTCGAATGTGAGCCGCTAACCGTTCAAGTTTTGCTGTAAATAGGTCACACAGTCCAGTCTTAGTTTCTTCTCTAGCCTGTTTTAATGCTTGCAGTAATACATCCTCGTTAACTATTGTCATATTCATTTATGCCACCTGTTTTGTTTCTTTTATAAAGTCGGCAGATTCGCAGATTGCGAACGCATCAATAATTGATTGCAAACGACACAATCCCTTTTTTAGGTTGTCGATTTCTTTATCGGTCAGATCGTCATATCGCATTTCCCAAGTGTGGGAAAATTGACTATCTGCGTTGTAAATGATGGTTGTGCGCTGCTTGATACCTGATGCTGCTAGCAATAACCGTTTTTGCCCAGGCTTTAAATTATTAAAAGCTGATCTGGCCAAGCTACGCTTACCGCTTATTAATAAGTGAAGGTTACGGAGGTACTCAAGATTGCGAGCGCGTTGAAAGTTGTTCATGCTTATTACCTGTTAGTGGCTGATGCAATTTAATTGCTTGCCCATTCGGTTTCTCAACCCAACCTTTAGGGTTATGGTTATTAATCTGAATAAAAATTAAAGCCGGTTTATTAGCGACTTTGGAACTCAAATAGATTACATGACTCATGGCTAAACCTTTTAAATGTTAATCGTTGGGCTTCTGTCCGCCAGCGCTTCAGCAACTAAAGCCGCATTATTGATTAAAATAATTGATCGCTTGCCAGTGATATTCTTTTTGCGAATTGGTAAATACCCCTTATGGACATAATCTTTTATAGTTTTTTCTTTCATTCCAGAATGTTTTGCATATTCTTCAACAGTCATATATGCAGCACCGAAAGTTATTGATAAATCTTGTTTCATAGTGCATTATTTCCTCTAACTGGTTTATATTCGATTATATTTGGTTTGATTAGTGTAAAAAAATAACCTAATCGGTATTTTTTATTATGAATACCTTTTAGGTTTATGTCAATACCTTACAGGTATGTTTTCTTTTTGGTATTCTGGGAGTTAATATGATTCAATTTGATAGTGCTAAAAACATAATAGATAGAATGGTTAGCGCTTACAGATTAAAAACAATGAAAGCGTTATGTGAATATTTTGGCGTGGGAATTAGCGTTCTCTCCAATAGAGTTGTCAGAAATACAATTCCAGCAGAATACATAATACAGTGCGCATTAGATACGGGAGCTAATCTGTTATGGCTTTGCACTGGCGAAGGTAAATCAAACATTGATGGAGTAAAAACAGAAAAAAAAACAATTGAAATAACAAGCGAAACATTAGAAAAATTAGAACGTATTGCGGCATTAAAAAATAGCAGCGCAATAACTGATGATGAATATCAATTATTAAAGGCGAGCATTTTAAAAAATACTTAATCATAAAAAATGGGTAAGGTTTAGGTTGGATGATAAATATTTAGGTGAATATCATGATTGAAATAAACACGCTCGCTGATATTGAATCTTTAACCGAAACAGAAGAGATTGAGGTTAAATCTGCACAAGGGAAAGATCACCAAGGTCAATTACCCAAAGATTTTTGGCCCACTTATTCAGCAATGGCAAATTCTAAAGGTGGTTGGGTTATTCTTGGTGTGGAAGAAAAATCTCATAAATTTAATCTTATTGGTATTAAAGATGTAACCAAAATAAAGAAAGAATTAGTTACTGCATTAAATAATAAGGAAAAAGTTAATTATAATTTATTAACCGACAAAGATATTTTAGAAAAAAGTATTGATAACAAAACGATATTAATTATTCGTATTCATCCAGCAACAAGAGATAAAAAACCTATTTATATTAACAATAGCATCGTTAATGCTTATATCCGAATGAATGATAGTGACATTAAATGCGATGAAGCAAAAATACGGCAAATGATTTTAGAACAAGATCCACAAGGAACAGACTCTCGTATTTTAGATAATTTTACGATTGATGATATTGAAATAGAAAGCTTACAAAAATACAGAAATATATTCTCTGCTAGGCATCCAGAACATCCTTTTTTAAAAGAAAATTTGCTTTCATTTTTAAGCAAAATTGGCGGGTGGAGAAAAGATCGATACACGAAAAAAGAAGGGTTAACCATTGCAGGATTACTCATGTTTGGTAAATGGGATGCCATTACAGAAATTATCCCCAAATATTCTGTTGATTATATAGAGCGACCTGAAAACAAAATAGATACACGTTGGATAGATCGCGTATTTTATGATGGCAGCTGGTCAGGAAATGTTTTTGACTTTTATCAACTTGTTTATCCAAAATTAGTGTCAGATTTAAAAGTACCTTTCAATATTACAGATGGTGTACGTCAATCTGATTCAGGTATACATCAAGCACTTCGTGAGGCTTTAGTTAATACCTTAGTTCACGCTGATTACTTAACAGGCAGAGTTTCCATTTTAGTGGTTAAAAGACCTGATATGTTTGGTTTTAGAAATCCTGGTCTAATGCTCATATCTAAAGAAGATGCAATAAAGGGAGGGAACAGTGAATGTCGCAACCAAAAAATGCAACAAATGTTTTTATATATTGGTTTAGGGGAGCGAGCGGGTTCCGGAGTTCCGCGAATATACTCAGGTTGGGAACAAGCTAATTGGAAAGTTCCCAATTTAAGAGAAAAATATGATATCGAGCAGACTTTATTAGAGTTATCAACGACAAGCTTAATACCCCATAATATTGTCGACTATTTAGTTAAAAAATTTGGATATGACAATTTTTCAAAATTAGATGATTTTGAAAAAATGATATTGGCTACAACCGCACAAGAAAATTGGATAAATCACCAACGAGCTTGTGAGTTAACCTCTAAGCATTCAAGAGAGGTCACGCTCGCCTTACCTAATTTAGAAAGAAAAGGATTCCTTATATCTCAAGGAGAGAAAAAAAATAAAATATATAAGTTATTTGGTGAAGAAGAGTTGCTTATGCCAGAAGATATTCTTTATGCTAATGATGGTGAAAATATTCAACATGACCACATATATAGAGATGGTTCTTTGACATCAAGAAACAATAACTCCGGTTATAAAAATAAAAACTCCGGTTATAAGGAGCCGAGCTCCGGTTATAAAAATACTTCATCAACCAATAAGGATTTATTAGGAAGAATAATTGATGAACGTGTAGATAAGCCATTTATATTTGAGTTGACACAACTTGATAATGGGTTCCTTCAAAGTTTAGAAAAAATAGCCTCGCCAACCATAAAAAAGAGAATTACTTTTGATGAAATGAAAACGGTTTTAATCGCACTTTGTAAGGGGCACTATATCTCATTATCCGCTCTTGCTATATTAGTCAATAGAACTCCAGATAGATTACGACAAGGGTATGTTAAACAATTAACTAAAGATGGCGTTCTTCGTATGGCATTTCCTCATGTACCAAATATTCCTAAACAAGGTTATACCACAGTGGAAGAGCATTAGGAGTCTTGATATAAAGTGAGTGTAAGAAAACAAAGTAATGGCAAATGGCTATTTGAAAAATACCTAGAGGGTGGGCGTAGAATTCGTAAAACGTTCACAACAAAAGGTGAAGCACTTGCTTATGAAGCCTATATTGAAGAACAAGTAGCTATTAAGCCGTGGATTGCTGAAAAGCAAGATCGGCGAAGAATATCTGATTTAGTTAATATCTGGTATCAATCACATGGGCAAACACTAAAAGATGGAAAGCGTGTAAAAAAGATTCTTGAGTTTATTTGCCAGTCAACTAATGATCCATTAGTTGGCGATTTTACGACTAAAACATTTACTAATTATCGAAAAAAACGCATGACTGGCGAACTGTATAGAACCGATTCAGTAAAAACAGTGTCATTACGTACGTTAAACCTCGAATTGGTTTATCTTCGTGCCATGTTTAATGAATTGGCTCGATTAGGAGAGTGGGAACGCCCGAACCCCGTTGAAAATATCAAACAGTTTAAAACTGATGAATCTGAAATGGCGTTTTTAACTAATGATCAAATAAAACTATTATTAAATGAATGTCAAAATAGCAACGTTACGTATTTATCATTAATGGTAAAAATAGGACTTTCAACAGGAGCAAGGTGGTCAGAAATAGCCAATCTAAAATTATCTCAAATCACGCCATATAAAATTACATACATTAAGACAAAAGGAAGGCGTAATCGAACTGTTCCAATAACAAAAGAACTATATGACCAGATCCCAAAAGAAAACAAAAAAATATTTAGAGGTACACATGAAAACGCATTTAAAAGAGCGATTGACAGAACAGGAATAGAGTTGCCTGATGGGCAATTAACTCATGTATTGCGCCACACTTTTGCTAGTCATTTTATGATGAATGGTGGAAATATACTTGTTTTGCAAAAGATACTTGGCCATACAGACATAAAAACAACGATGAGATACGCCCATCTTGCTCCCGATCATCTAGAAGAAGCAACCACATTAAACCCATTATTTAATATAAAATAA